CATCTACTAAGAAAGACGAGGAATAATCCTAATGGCTATATTTCTAAACAATAACGTAGGCGTTAAGATTAACTCCGTTGATCTTTCTGACCATGTAACAGCAGTAACAATCAACCGTTCATTCGATGAACTCGAAGTAACAGCAATGGGTGACTCAGCACACAAGTTCGTAAAGGGCTTAGAAGCATCATCTGTCACAATCGACTTTCTCAATGACACAGCATCAGCGAATGTTCTTGCAACACTTCAAGCTGCATGGGGAACAACTGTTACAGCTGTATTCCTACAGACAAAGGGAACAGCAGTATCAGCAACAAACCCTCTATACACAGTTTCATTGCTTATCAATAACACAACAGACATCAATGGTGCTGTTGGCGATATTGGTACTCAATCAATCACATTTACTGCAAACTCAACCATTGCAGTATCACCAACAGGTTCTTTCTAAACAAATAAACTAAGGGGCAAACAATGGCAAAGTTAAAAGTAACAAGGGCAGATGGATCAGTTGGGGAATACTCAATCACTCCATTGGTGCAATACGGTTTTGAGATTTACGCCAAGAAGGGCTTTCACAAGGCGTTCATCGAAGATCAGAAGCAAAGCGATATCTTTTGGCTAGCTTGGGAATGTATCCGCCGTTCGGGTGAAACTGTTAAGCCATTTGGAGAGCAGTTCATTGAAACTTTAACTAATGTTGAAGTTCTCGATGACGATTTCCCGGCTTAGGGCGAGACTCGATCACCTATCTGATTGCTAAATTAAGTGTCAGACTCGGGATCTCGCCAACACAATTATTAGAGCTAGATGAAGTAATGCTAAAGAACCTAATTAAGGTTATGCAAGATGATGCAAAGGAGATGAGAGATGCCAGTCGTAGAAGTACGAGGAAACATTGAACTCCGTAAGGCTATGCGCCGCTTTACTCCTGATCTAGAAAAAGAACTTCGCAAAGAACTTCGATTGGCGCTTTCACCAGTTGTCAAGCAAGCGAAATCATTCGTGCCACCAACATCGCCATTGCGTAACTGGGCTCCACGACAAATGAGCGAAGCATTATTTCCTTATTACAGCGCTTCAACAATCAAGAGCGGAATCAGTTACTCAACAGCCGCATCAAAGATTGGCAAAACTGGATTTACTTCCAATGCTCGTATTATCAACGCTTCTGGCGTTGGTGCTATCTATGAAACAGCGGGAAGCAAGAATCCCAATGGTCAGCCGTGGGCTGGTCCAAAAGGTCCAAAGGGTCACAGATATTCTCATTCAAGCAATCCACGCGCCGGTGAAATATTTATTCGCGCATTGCCGCCATTGGTAAAAGCAAAGGTTGGAACAGGTCGATTGATTTATCGCGCTTGGGAACTCAATCAAGGTAGAGCAATGGGCGCAGCCAATAAAGCAATCTCCACAGCCCTATTTAAGTTTTCTAATTACACAGCTCTTAATCGAGGAATCAAAGCAGTCACAAAGAAGGCAGCATAATGGCTCAGCAGACTTCTAATGTCGAAATTAATATCGGTTCCAAGTTAGATGCCAAAGGATTTAAGCAAGCCGAAACAGCCCTCAGCAAGATGGGCAAATCTGCTCGTAATCTAGCTGCTGCTTTTGGTGTGACTTTCGCTGCTAAGCAACTAATTAATTATACAAAGGCTGCCACAATGGCTGCGGCACAGGATCAGAAGTCTCAGGCTCTCTTAGCCAATAGCCTTAACAATCTTGGCTTGGCATATTCCAAAGTCGATGTAGAAGGCTTTATATCCAGCCTAGAGGCTCAGACAGCCATTACTGATGATGTTCTTCGTCCAAGTTTTGCCCAACTCGCTCAGGTAACTGGCTCAGTAGCAATGTCTCAAGATTTAATGAAGTTGGCTTTTGATGCAGCTGCCGGTTCAGGTCTCGATTATGCCCAGACCGTCGATATCTTGTCTCAGGCTTATGTTGGAAATACGAAAGGATTAAAACAACTCAATCTTGGTTTAACCGCTGCTGAACTCAAGGCAATGTCATTTGCTGACATTCAGAAAAAGATTCAAGCAACCTTTGCTGGTGCGGGTGGTAAGTCATTAGAAACTTATCAAGGGCAGATGGACAAGTTGGCTTTATCTACTGGCAATGCTAGCGAAAAGATTGGTTATGCTCTTCTCAATGCCATTGTCAAGATTAGCGGAAGTAAGTCAATTGATGGCTTTACAGCCAAGATTGATGCTCTTGCAACATCCTTTGCAAATCTCATTACTAAGATCGCTGACTACATTGCTATAACGACTGGACAACAGGCTCGTGCTGCTTTTTCCCCAGATCGCGTTGTGGCTGGTGGTCGAATTGTATTTAAGAACCCTTCAACTGGTGCTGGAAATCTTCAGCTTACAGGTGGAAGCAATATGGATACTCAGCGTTCTCAAATTGCTTCTGCAAAGAAGGCTGAAAAACTAGCAAAAGAACGCAATGCTTTATTAGCAATCGATAACGGTTTGATGACTCGCAAGATTACTTTGACAGCAGATCAACAGGCTTTGGAAGAACTCAAGAAAAAATTCGATGTTGAGCGCGTAGGGCTTTATGCGGCTCTTAATAATGCAATGACAAAAGAAGAAGAAACAAGAATCTTATCTCTTATTGCAATTCACGAAAATAATTCAGCACTTGCTGGGAAAATCAAAGCAGAAGAGGAAGCCGCTCGAGTAGCAGCATTATTAGCTGAATCACTCAAAGCATCACTTGTTGCTTGGGGTAACTGGCAATCAATGATTGGCGCTTCATTTGCCGCTGCTGCATCTTCATCACAGAATCCAACTCAATACTTTGGCACAGATACTTCACAGCCTTATTCAGTTAGCAGCATTCCACAATATATGGGCGCACCTGGCGATATTCCAGGGATTACTGGTCAGCGCGGATTCAACTTCTCAGGTGGAGCACCTAGCGTGATTGTCAATGTTGCAGGATCAGTCACAGCTGAACGCGACCTAGTTTCAGCCATTACTCAGGGAATTTATAACAATCAGGCTTCTGGCATTCCTATTAACTATTCAACGAGTTATGTCTAATGGCATTACCAGCAACAATATCTGTCAAGATAAATCTATCGGGTGGGGCATCATTCGGTAATCCATTCATCTTAGGTACATCACAATTAGGCTTTGCTGAACTAGCTTCTTCTGTGCCTGTAATTGTCGATGTTTCTACCAGCACTCTTAATATCTCAACTCGTAGAGCGCGCAACCTTCTTCAAGATAACTATGAGTCCGGACAGGCAACTATAAGAATTGTTGATCCTAATGGTGACTGGAATCCACAGAACACTTCTAGCCCTTATTACGGCCTATTACAGCCACTTAGAAAGATACAGGCATCTGCTATCTATAATGGCGTTACTTATGGCTTATTTGGCGGTTATATCACCGAATATCGCTATAGTTACCCTACCGGTCAGGAAACGGGTTACTGTACCTTCATTATTTATGACGCATTCCGCCTTATGTATAACTCCAATGTTACTACCGTTACAGGTGGCACAGCAGGGCAGACAACTGCACAACGCGTTCAATCTATTCTCAGCATGATTTCATGGCCGCCTGCATTTACAAGCATTGGCACAGGCGCTACAACGGTGCAGGCAGACCCAGGCACTCAGCGTACAGTTCTTCAAGCCATTCAAACTTGTGAGTTTACAGAGCAAGGTGCGTTCTACATCGATGAGAATGGGGTGGCAACCTTTAAGGGTCGTCAATATGTTTATGACGCTCAAAGCGCTAGCCCTACAGTATTCAACCAAACTGGCTCAGGAATTAACTACGCTGGTATCACCTTTGCACTCGACGATAAGACAATCGTAAACAAGGCAACGGTTACCCGCCTTGGCGGCACAGCGCAGACTTACTCAGATGCGACTTCTATTGCTCAATACTTCACGCGATCTATTACAGCTACTGACCAACTAATGCAAACAGATGCTAACGCTCTAGCTCTTGCAACAGCCTATGTGACAAGCAAGAAAGATACTTCTATCCGTATTGAAACGATTACTCTTGATCTAACCACTCCAAATTACTCAGCAGGGGTTACAGCAGCTTTGAGCCTTGACTTCTTTAACACAGTAGACATCACCAATGAGCAACCTGGTGGATCAACTATTCAAAAGAAACTCCAAGTGCAGGGAATTGCCCACAACATCACCCCTAACACTTGGACAACCACAATCGCTACACAGGAGCCTTTACTCGATGTTATGTACTAGAATTGACCCTATGAAAGAGGTGTGCTAATGGCTGTTGGATTCCCGACAAAGACTACTTATGC